CTCCTGTTAAGTGAATGACGCTATTATCATTAGCTTTTAAGTTGAGAGCTATTTGTGTAGCGGTAGAGATAGGCTTGCTAAGGTCGCTTGTGTTATCTACATTATCGATACTTAAAGATGTTCTGTTTACAAGTCCTAGTATCTCAAGTAGTGTGGCTCGAACATTGAGCCCGCCCTGTACTATAGGTGCTATTTCAGACCCATTAAGCGTAGTCGCTGGATCTAATTCTGTAATTTTTTTATCTGTTGCCATTTTTTTGTTTTTCCTTTTTGTCTATTTCTTCATAAACATAATTCTAGTATAGAATAGTAGCTCTTCTAAGTCTATGTACACTTCTTTATCATCGACAGTAAGCTTAAAAATCTTGTCCCTTACTGCCATATCATTAAGTTCCCAGTCTAGCTCTATCTCGTGGTTGCCTGATTGATCTGTTAAAGCCCCTTTACCCTGAGCTATAAGTTCGGTAACTTTTGGCTTTTTTCTCAAATGATCCATAGGCCTATAAGCTACAGATCCTAGCGGGCCAGTTACAGGTTTTTTGTTAAGATACGACATAGTACGTCTTTCTCTCTGATAATCTTAGTGTTTTTCTCTTCGGTATCTTGATATGCATAGGGGTTAATAATAACAAAATCATCAACCTCTATACCCTTAACAAGCTCGCCCTTAGCTATAACCTTAGCGATATTCTGAGGTTTTGCCCATTTTGGTGGTTGCATATAAAGCCCATTACTAAGCTGTTTCTCTTTTTGCTCAGTATTAATTTCTATTACTAGTAGATCTCTCAACGGTTCCATATTGTCCTTTCATTAAACTATAAGCATATTATACCCTATAAAAGCAAAAACCCCCTGCGAGTAAGGGGTCTTTGCTAAACACTTATAACAGAGGGCATCTACACTATAGCACACTATATGATCTGATCGCCAGATATAGCAGCTACATCTGTTGCACTAGCGGCAACTACTTTTGGTAGTGCAGAACCAATAGTAGCAGCGGTAAAGCTAAAGTTAGCCATAGTTTCCGTAGTGGCTATTGTGTTGCCAAGTGCAGGATATAGGGTAGTCAAGACTAGCGTTGTAGCAGTCTTAGCACCAGCAGATACCTGTTGGTTAGCACCAGTTCCTAAGCCATAGTGAGTACCACGAGTACCTGTATCATTGATAGCACTTTTAATGTTATCAAGGGTGTTCGTAGCAGCGGCACCAATGAGAATTTCATCAGCGGCACCAGTAAGGGTAGTTTTAAACGTATACACACGAGAACCGATAGTCATAGTTTCGTTGTTTTGAGCAACGCCTGTTGACGTAAGGGTAGTCGTACCGTTAGCACCTGTTACCGTTGTAGCGTTTTTCTCAAGGCTTAATACACGCTGTTCAAGAACACTATCATTTGCAATGGTTGATCCATCAAGACCAACAACTCTTGCTCGAAGATTTAATTCAGCTCTACTTGGCATAATTATTCCTCCTCTGTTTTTGTAGCAGGAGCAGGGATCTGAACACTATTTTGAGTAACCTCAGTAGTCTTAGGCTCTCCATCTACATTATTATCAATTTCAACGACAGGCGGTACAAATTCACCCCATTCGGTAAATATCCAGCCTGCTTTCAAACGTTCAGCTTTCAAAGCTTCTTCAGCCTTGAGTTGCTTTGCGTTTTCTTTGGCCATGTCATCTTTTGCCATAACAGAACTCCTTTCAAGTTAATAAGATGGGGGTTTTAGAGTCCCCCAAACTCGTTAGCTCTTAAGGATTAAGAAGCCCTTTCAAGGTCAACAAATGCTGCAGATCGTTCGATTGCAAGGCCATAGATAGTGTGAAGAACTGACTTAAGACCGATGTAGTCTACGTCATCTTGCATCTTATATGTAGGCTTCAACTGAACAGCTAGAGAGATAGCAGACTCATGGAAGAACAGGTTGTGCGTGTTAGTAGCGTCATCAACTACGTTGTTAGACATGTATAGATCCATGTTGTAAACGTGAGCGATAAGATTATCTCTACGAACAGCGGTACCAGTATTTCCTGTTTGGTCATAAGAATTGTACTTATTAACCGCACGAAGATCACCCATTACCTTAGAGCCCACAACACCGCTACGACCTGTTTGCGGTACGTTTGCAATGTCAAGTGCTAGAACGATAGAAAGCATATCAGCGTCATCAGCAGTAGCACCACCGGCAACGTTTGTACCAGCAGATGCGTGAAGAGCAGCTAAGTCGCTATCCATTGCACGAGTAACAGCTTCTTTCTGAGCACCACGATAAGCTTCAGCGATTGGGTAGCTTGTCTGAACTTTAACGATATCTTCGATAAGGAACGCAAGATACTTATGCTTGTTAATCGTAAGTGTGATTTCAGTTTCAGTGTTAGCATCATAGGTAACAGCCGTACCAGCAGCCTTATCTCGAGCGTCGTATGAGCTCAAGAATGGAATGTGGATTTTGCTACCGCCACCAGCGACGAGTTCATCACGTCGAGTAACCAAATCAGCAAAGTACAAAGCTTTGTAGAAAGGCTTTTCGATTTTCTTAGTCCAAACTTCTGCGATGAACTTAGCAGCAGTTGTTGTGGTAATATTTCCCATTTTTTATTTCTCCTTTTGTTTTATTCGTTTTTGCTTTTTAGATAAGCTATATCCCTATGATACAAACTTTATTTTATGAACACAAGTATATTAAAGCATATTTAATATTTGTTTTTCAATTTCCGCTTCATGTTTAGCAAACTCTTCATCAGACATTCTAGAGATATCGCCCTCTTTAAGATTGCCAATACTTTTACGAGCACTACCTGTTGGACGAATACCTTGGTTCTTACGTTGAGTGCTAATATTCTTTTTAACTTCCTCTTCACGTTCTTCAGCTTTTTCTCTAGCCCAGTTTTCCATTCTACCAACATAGGTGCGAGCAAACTTATCATAAGATATGTCTGTTCTATTAACGGTGCGGTGTGAAATGATAGGCTGGCCAGTAGCTCTATCAAACAGTGGATTGCCCTGTTGATCTACGGCTTGATGCTCTTTATAACCAACAATACCTAAGAACACTTCATTTACCTCAGCGGTTCTATCAGGATCAAACTTATCGTTCTTTTTACCGTCAGGCAATGTCTCGACTAAGAAGTTAAGCTTTGGATCATATCCAAGCACCTTAGTCTCAGCAGTTACGTCAGACCAGAACTTATCTTGTTCAGCAGCATATCTAGCTTGCTCAGTACCTTTTAAGAATTGAATAGCACCATGCTTATCACGATCCTCAGCAAGTGCATTAGGGTCAAACCCATCTTCAGGAGCGGCCTTATAGTCTATAGGCTCATAAGTAGGTATCTGAGGTGATTGAATGCGACTAGATTCTTGATCTTTTTTAATGCTCTCGAAGAAAGATTTACGCTCTTGTCGCTTCTCTTTACGAGATAGCTTTTCAGGATCTTCTTCTTCATCGTCCTTATCCTCGGTATCCTCTTCTTCTTTGCCTTTAGTTTCGGTATCGTCTTTAGCACCGTCCTCTTGGATAACATCATCTTCTAGCTCTTTGGTATCGTCAGAGTTACTATCGTCAGTATCCTCTTCTTCACTATCAAAATACTTTTTCCGTATCGCTTTTTCTTCTTCATCCTCATTAGGATCTTCGGCCATAGCTGCTAAAATTACTGGATCTAGTTCGGGCATATATTTTCTCCTCATCCGCTAAGTGGGACATTCACTCTGCCCAGTTGATTGGTCGGGCGTACACCATTTATATATTAAAACATTAAATCTTTACTAATATAGGGGTTCCATCTGACGAGGTACCTGTAAGACGCTTGAATGATCCTATATTGTGACCATGCTCACCGTGTCCCTCTCTACAGAAAATATAGTTCCCTTTTTGTCTCCATTCATGTTTATGGCTATTGAGAGATTTTATATGATTCTCAATTTCATCTTCAGTTATACCGTGAGACTGCCGCTGAGGGGGTTTAACACCTTTAAATAAATACCACTTATCCTCTTTTGGATTGTCGTAAATTATTCCAGTTCCTATCATTGAGATGTCTCACTTTGTATTTTAAGCTGTAACTGCTCAAGTTCATCAATAATGGTAGATGCAAGCCCTGCCCAGTTTCCTGCTTTTGTAGGATCAGTAATAGCAACCTCTCTCAAAATAGAGCCACCCGGCAAGAAATGTCGATAGTACTCTTTCCTTACTTCTATGTACTTATCAATCTCTTTATATTTTCTGCTAGTACCAAGCTTCGCAAAATCTGATTTATTAACCTGTTTTGGCGATTTTAAATCTTTAACGTCTGGCAATTGATATGGCAACGAATCGCTTAATATAGTATTCTTCGGGCCGCTCATCTAAACTCCTTACGCTGGTACTCCAGCACTTAATAACATTTCATAAGCCTTTAAAGCTAAATCTGGTGTTGTGAATACTTGACCGCCAATCTTTACAGGGTTTTGTGGTGATACGGTCTGTAACTGTGCGATCATCTGAGGATCTGGCTGTACCGGCTGTGGCTGTGGCGGTTGTGCCTGAGGTGCAGTATTTACAGTAGGCTCTTGCCCAGCAGGAGTTCCGCCACCCATAGGCATTGGCTGCCCAGTGACAGGGTCTATCTGTGGCTGAGGTGGTACCTGTATAAACATCTTTTTCAAGAATGGCAAGTCCATAAGTTTTCCTGCTTCTCCAAATACGAACTCCCAGTCAGGCGTTTTACCTGTAGCTTGTTGGTACTGTTGAAGAACATTAGGCATCGAGCTTATCCAAGTCCAAAAGTCCATCATATTCTTAAGTTGTTGCTCTCTAGTCTGTTTAGCAGTAGAGTTAGGCTTTAACTTAAACTTTGCACGAATATCGCTAAACGCTGATGGTGCAACCTTTATTTTGATCTGTTTTTCACTTTGAGATAGTGAATATGTAGCATATCCCTGTTCCTCAAATGAGCTAAACATCTGTGTAAGATCAGGGTATGTTTCCATTATTTCTGCTATTTCAGTAGAGAACATTTCAACAGGTATCTTTTCTGTAATAGTAGGCAATATAGAGTAGAACCCATCAATAAGCTCGGTGAGAGACTCCTCAAGCATCGTACGATCAAAACTATCCCTAGTAGCTTCACGCTTGTCTATCATATCCAAAGCCTTAGGAGTCTTGCCCATGCCCGGATCCATTGAGTTTTCTGCATTAGAGCGTGTATCTGTAGTTCCTGCAATAGACTGTATCGCACCTTTTGCCATGCCTTTAGCAGCTTGGTAAGTGCTTAGGCCGGCAGTGGATGTTTCTAATCGTTTAGCGTCTGGTGTACCATTAAACTCCCATATAGAGCCCGGATCATTAGATATCGTATGACGTACAGCACTCTGCATATTCACCATCGTTGCAGGGAATAGATTAACTTTAATGCCTTGAAAGTAGTAGTTATCTAGTCCATCATTAGCAAATTGCATAGGCATAGACCGCTGAAAGTCTCCATTGCCATAATAACTATCTATTTTTGGTATACAACGCTTCAAAACAAACGGAATACGGCCATTATTGTGCGGATTTTTGATGTTTCTGATAACTTTACAGCCAAATTCGGGTAAAAATGTGATCCATCGACCATTTTTGCCAGACTCAAATCGAGTAACTACTTCAACTTGTCTTGTAGCCTGTCTCATTCTGTCTCTGTATGAGAGTGTGTCTCTTTTTGGATCTGCAAATTTTGTTTTGTTCTTTATCTGTTCAAGAATAGAATTAATAGCGTCTTTGTCGTAAGTATCATCTTCATCGTCATCAATTATATCCTTAAAAAATTGGTAGCCTTTATAAGATATAGCATGAACATGATCCATATCAGTAATAGAAGTAAAGCCGTTCTGAGGAATAAAGTTGCGAGGGTTCCATACCCAACAATCAGGCCCAATATAGCCAGTTGTTTCATTCACATTAATGTCATAATGCATAGGAATCACGTTATATTCACTAGATCCGTACTGCCATAAATAAATTTTAGTCAAAAATGAAAATTGTGAATTTGCATTAGGATATATCCAGTTTTTACGCAAAATATCAAGAAAAACGCCCTTTCCATAGTCTTTTTTACCAAAAGCTTGCGTTTCACCCTCAGGTAATTGGCCTGCAACTCGAGCTGCACGTTCAAGATAAATGGTGGCTGTCATGTTATCAGTAAGACCATTACCTGTTTTTCTGCTTACAGGATCATAAGTTTTGCCCATATCCATAGCTTCATAAGCATCATAATCAGCAATAGCTCCATCGTGTTGATCTAGATCCTCTGAGTAATCACGCCAAAGGCTAGCTTCTTCTCCATTCATATCTTTTAGTTGGTTAAGTGTTTGTTCAGACATTTTTGTTTTCTCCTTATACATTTGGCATTAAGCCATAATTGTTAAATTTAGGTTTCGCTATAGGTTTTTCTTTTTTATTATTACTACCATATTTTAAGTATAACCTAAGATATCTCAAACCGTCAGGGTGGTCATCATCTTTTTTCAAAGGTTCTTCTGATGGTAATCTGTCAGCTTTTATTTCTCTATATTTATAATTCTCAAATTGATAAATAGTATACTTACAATTTTCTGTAAAATATATATCTGGTTCAGGTTCGCCGATAAGCTGTATTTTTGGTTTAATCATCGTAGCTACCAGCTGTATACCAGATACCACAGAACCTTGGGGTTTATGAGCAGGAATAATCGCAACAGTATATCCAAAAATACCCGGAGCTTTCTTAGTAACTTCATCAATAAGATCAGGCCGAGCACTATCGCAGACAATACCAGTAATCCTTTTGTTGCCTATCTTTAGCTTAATTCTCTCTAGACATTCTTCAACATTTATTTCATAACCATGTACTTCATCTGTTACAAACCATTTACCAGTTCCGTCTATATCCACTATGTTTATAGCAGTAGGGTGCCCCTCAGACCAACCAAAGTCCCAAGTAACATAAGTAGTAGGATTGTCTGGTATACGCTTATCAAGTTGAGTAATAACATGAGTCTTTCGATCAAACCATTTATAAACTGCACCAGCAGTAGTCCTAAATTGCAATTCTACTTCTTGCAAGAATATATCAAGTTCGCCTTTTTCTTCAGCTTCACGACGCTCTTCAGCGATCCACTCAGGATCAATAGCAGGGTTGTCTCTCCATGTAGCTTCAAGGTAGAACCAGCGAGTATGTTTAGCCTGCTTCGCATATTCAAGTAACTCCCACCAGTGACCGTACCCTTTAGCTGTACCCATGAAAGCAGCCCAGCCCTTAGTAGTCGTAAAGAAGTACTTATAAACAGTAGAGAAATTATTAGGATCCTGATCTTGATACTCATCAAAAATCATACCGTTAGACTTTAAACCACGATCATCATCTGCATAGTCAGAACCAAGCAACCTGATAGTAGAGCGTAAATTATTCTCGTTATGCTTTACAGCTTGCCAGCCGATACCCGGAATGAATATAGGCATCTTAATATACTCAAAAGTAATCTCAAGCTCTGTAGCATTTGTGGCATAAATCATTTCAGCAGGAATGGTATGTAAATACTGTTTCCACATAACTTCTTTAGCATGTTTGTGAGTTTTAAATACGATATGATACGGACCTTGCTTGTAGCAGGCCGCCATCTCAAGATGTTTAACAGAGAAGAGAGACTTTCCAACCTGTCTACCCCAAAACAGCGTACCTCGTTTATAACCGTCAACGAGAAAAGCTCTATGAGCTAGTGCTTGTTTTGCATGTGGCTTATAAACAAAGGTTTCTTGAGATGACATTTTATTTTCCTGTTTATCTTTTAAATCGTATTGTAATACCGTTGTGATCTAATAAACCGTGATTTGCTTCATAAATAAATTTTACTTTATCTGCAAGGTCTTTGACAGCATATACAAATTGTTCTTTGACGTGATCTTCAACTGATTGATCTATCTTATCTATTCTAAAGATTCTAGCCGTTTCGACAGTATCGCATATCGTGTCCCATCTACAATTAATGTCGAATTTTGATACTAGCCTATAGCCAACGCCAAAAGGCTGTATGTCCCATTCAACATTAAACTTCTCATTCTGGTACTCGAATGTTGCCAATTCCTTCTGTAGTTTGCAAAGTAGAAGTTTGTGTAGCGGCTTTTGCTGGATCTGTGAGTTTTTCTGTGTCAAATACTTCAACTATTTCTCCATTTATGTTCATCGTACGAGATTGACGATTAAAGGTTGATATTTTAGCTTTTGAAAATACTGCTAGTAACCAATTCTGTATTCTATAATAGCGTATTTCGTCCATGAGTAACTTAAACCCTCGCTCATCGTTAGCGTATTTCTCGAGAATACCTAGACGCTGTGCTGCAACTCTAGTAGTAAGCTCATCTTCATGCTGGAACTGTCTTGCAACAAGTGCCATTGTCGGGTGTCCAGTCTTAGGATTGATCTGTGGGTTTCCATCTTCATCATAAAGGCGTTTGAATAACTCAATAGTAAAGCGTGGCTCTGAGAATGTAACGCCATTTTTTACATACGTCTCACCATCAACAGCCCATCTAAATATATAGTTTTCACGCATAGCAAAACGCTTTAAGCTTGGCTCATCGTAAAGCCTATCTGTAGGATCTGCATAATATTCTGAGTCTACAGGGAATTTAAAGACTACGCCTTGAACACCATTAGCACTGATACGAGCATAATTTGCTTGATCTGTCGTAAGGTGTTTAGCTGTTTCGTCAAGCTTTTGCTCCGGAGTAGCATTTATTGCTTGTGGATTTTGCTGTTGTAAAGCCATAACTGTTTGCACAATCGCTGCAATAAGATTAGGGTCTACAGCCTGTACGACAGGTGCTTGCGGTGTAGGTTCTTTGGCAGGAACATCTGCCACCTCTGTTAAAGTAGCTTTTTCAGCCTGAGCCTTTAACCTACCCTGCCTTAGTTTCTCTTTATGTTCTTCACTCAATTTTCGTGCCATTTAATTAGCTCCTTATGTTTTATTTTTTTGAGTTTTTGACGAGTATTTGTTTTACTCGCATTGTAGCATAAGGGCAACTAAAAAGTAGTTAATCAATAATAGAGTGCTTTCGTCGAGCCTTAGCTTCTTCTATAGCTTTCTCTTTATAAATTTTTTCGATAACCTTACTAGCTTTTTGCTTAAGATTAAACTCTCTAGCGGCCATTTGCCCCTCAATTTTTTCGTAATGCTTTTCTTTATTCTTCCATTTTCTACCATTTGGTAGCTTTCGTCGGAACTTAGTATGTTGTTTTCGACCATAGGTGTCTTGAATTGCACGTCTAGTGGTACGATTTTTTAACATTGTCTGTTCATATTCTTCTAACTGCAGTGCGTCCCGAACGTCTATTTTTTTCATAATGGCTCTCCTATGCCTTAAATTATTGCCCCATATTCATCAAAGATGTCATTTCACTTGTCGATAATTGCTTATCAACTACCGCACCGCCAACCGTAATAGCAATGCAAGCGGTGGCAATTGCGTTTCGAATAACCTCGCAAGTAACCTCTGCAGGATCAACAATGCCAGCTTCTAGAGTATTTACCCTTTCACCAGTAAGCACGTTAATGCCCTGCCCGAGAGTAAATTCTTCGGTTGGATCATAGCCAGAGTTCTCAAGTAGCACCTCGTATGGCTTGCACAAAGCAACTCCAAGAGCTTCAAGCACCTTATCCTTATTTGAGCTTGCCTGCTTAAGAACATCGAAAGCTACATCTCGTAAGGTAACACCACCGCCAGCAACGATACCTGATTTCATTGCCGACTTAACTGCCGCAATAGCATCATCAAAACGATACTTCTTTTCTGCAGCTTCAGTTTCAGTAGCACCGCCAACTTTGATTATGCCTACCTTGCCGCTAATTTTGGCGATACGCTGCAGGATATCTTCTTTTTCATCTTCTTTAGCAGTTTTAAGCGAAGCCTTACATTGTGCGACGCGGGTTTTTACGTCTCCCTGCCCACCAAGTATTATAGTTTCATCATTTCCAACTATGATTTTTGTAGCGGCTCCGAGCGTATTAAGACCGAGTGCAGCTTGCCAGTTGCCGATTGATGGATCAATAAGAGTAGCACCAGTAACGGCAACAATGTCTTTGAAGTTTTCAATTTTAGCGTTTCCGTGTCCGGGTGCCTTGATTGCTACAACATTAAGCGTACCTCTTACTTTGTTAAGAACTAGTGTACCCAAAGCTTCAGGCTCAAAGCCGTCAGCAATGATAACTACATTTCTAATGTTCTGCTCAACAAGTACGTTAAAAATATTCTCATATTCTTCAAGACTATTCATAACTCCATTGGTAACGATAACTGCAGGATTGTTAAGCACTGCTTGCCTAGCCCCTTTATCAGTAATGAATAGTTGAGATGCATAACCACGATCAAAGCTATAGCCCTCAACAAGCTTAGTCGAGTCCTCACCAGACTTAGACTCTTCAACAGAGATAGCTCCATCGAAACCTACCTTAGTCATAAGATCAGCAACAAGCTTTCCTTGCTTTTCATTGCCAATTGAGATAGTGGCTACAGATAGAACATCATCATAATTCTTTCCTACCTTTTGACTTTTGGCAATAACCTGTTCAACAAGATACGGTACCGTTCCCTCTAGCTTACGCTTAATCATCATTGGGTTTTCTCCCTTGTCGATAAGCTCGCTTGCAAGTCTCATAAGATGGTACGTCAAAACAGTAACAGAGGTAGTTCCGTCTCCTACTTGATCCATTTTCTTCGAAGCTTCTTTGATAAGCTCTACTCCAATCGTCTTTGGATCATCATGCAAGTTGATAGACTTAGCAACGGTCACACCGTCGTGAGTAACAGTAAACTCACCGAATTTATTTTTTAGCATGACGTTTCTGCCCTTTGGCCCGAGCGTGGTCTTAACTACTTCATAAAGCAGCCGAGCACCCTCTAATACGTTAGCTCGTGCGTCTTTTTCTTCTTGAATGTTCATTACTTATTCTCCTTTTTGGTTGGTGGATCTATAAACTTTTCTCGTACTAGTCTAGCACTATCAGCAATAGCAAGATTAGCGATAGCTTGAGGATCAAGATGTTTAAGTATATCGCTTTTATTTTCTTCTATAAAATGTTCTGCTATTTTTTTCAACTGTTCCTCAGCAGTTTTTGCAAAAATACCTCTACTTTCTTCTTTAAAATCTTTGATATCATCTACGATAGTAGTGATAATTAGCTTAGAACCATACTTGCCAATCTCTTCAACCAGCTTAACGGTGGTATCTAAAATCATTTAAATCTCCTGTTATCTTTAGTAAACCAATAAATTATTATAAGTATGGATAGCCAAACCATAGCTTTGCTCTCTCTCCATACTTCTTGACATATCGTTTTTTAATTAAAATTTTTAATAATAACCAATCAACTATCGCATTTTCAAATTCCTGCCCTTTAACTCCCTTGTTTTTCATGTACCACCATTCCTTTCAACGCATCCTTTTCTTTTTCTAAGCTTATAAGCCTACGCTTAATGCACTCTTGAGTAGTCCAACTTGGTTCTCCGCTGGCCTGAATAAAAACCTGTAAGCTACTTAACTCATCTATCCTACCGTTAATAACTGCTATAGCTAGCTGTACCTTATTTCCTTTCATTAAAGTCCTTTCATTTGAACCTATCATATCTAGATAATATAAGACTCTTATGTTTTTTGCAAAAAATTTTTGAAAATTGAACAGTCTATAGGTAAAGACCCTCCTTTGACGTGTATGTGTGGATGTCTGAGTAGATACTCCCTCATAGTCATACATATATATATAAGAAGAAGAGGTAACTAAACAGAAGAGGTAAGGCGGGGGGATATCATACCATATATTTGTTAGAGTGTTTTTAGTTTTATAAGTTGATATAATCCCGCATTTTTTGACACCTCGACCACTGTTAGCACCAATTTAAGCCTGTTTACCCTCTACCCCTGTTAAGCATAAAACAAGATTATGTTATAGTATATTAATCTGCTAATTGATCCAGTATTTCTTGTGGCACTTCACCAGCTTGACCGCCTGAAAGATCGTACGTTACCATCACATGCTTGCCCTCAACGATAGTTTTTTGGGTAGCTTTACCGTTCGCTTGTTCGTACATAAACATCGCAACGTCGGCAACTTTTGACCCTTTAACAGATGAGGAATCGTTGATAAGTATATCTTCGATTCGCTCTTCGGCAAGCCTTGCCATACGAGCTGTTCTCTCTTTTGTAGTTTGTACCTCTGTAGAAATGTAGTCTTTTGCTAGTAATTGACAAGCATACAATCTTATTGTGTTATAACTTAGGTTACTCTTGTGAGGATATGCTTTTCTGTATGCCGTAGTAGCACTCATACCCTTTGATACAAGACCTATAAATGTGATCTCTTCTGCTGTAAGATCTTTATTATGTTCTACTTTAGTAAGTTGTTTGTTATCCATATGTATATATAAGTATAGTATAGAAAGCAAACATAATAAAATAATCTCTCTTTTAGCCTGTCCGCGAAATATAGAGCCTGTTTTGTACTTATTACCGTTCATGTGATAAATATCACACTAAAACGTCAACATTATGGTTGACAATACTATATTTGTTTGCTATACTTCTTATGTAAGCTAATCAATGAAAGGAACAGCTACGATGAAAACAATACAAATCATAAATGGGACATCAAAAGCTCATTACATCAAGGTTCGCACAATCGTTCATACAGGTGCATTTTAATAAATCAAGTTAATAAATTATAAAGGCGTAAATATTATGATATACAAAGAAATCACAAACGAATATGAGTTTGACGGTGGCGTGTTGGTAAGAGGTTTCTAATAATGAAATGTGCATTTATACATGTAACTACAAAGTCCGCTAGAGAGTTATTTATTAGTAATCTATTTGAGGTTTACGAAATTAAATACGAGCGTATTAATGGTAAATATGAAGTAACAGGTCATTTAATGGAAGATGTAAAAGACATTAAAGACGGTAATATCTATGCAATCGAGGGCGAAGTTCTTGATGATTGGGAAATGGAGCAAGCAGAATGAAAAACTTTATTATCCTAGCACTTGTAATAGCACTAGCGTTTATGACATGGATATGTTACTCAATACCAACCCCTATATTTATGTGCTATGAAGATCAATACAAGGCTACAGATTTAAATGGTAGAGAGTTTTGTATCAATATCGACGATATACAGGAGAAACATAATGCTATTCGATGATTTTGAAGAGCAAGCAGACATTCAGTATATATGTTATGTGCTTGTCAACGGTGAGACAGCGGGCGAAATATCCGCACCAACTCAGGACAGTTTAATTGAAGAGTTTAATAAGCTTGATACAAGCATTAAAAATGAGGTTCAAAAGCAATATGAGGAATTGCCAGAAAATCAAGATTTAAACGAAGATTTTAGTGGTGCAGAAAGTGAGGGAGATAGATAATGTTTGACAATAAACGACCAACAGACACAAATTATCCAACCTTTGAACCAGCCGAGTTCTTGGGCGATAATGTCATCTATGTGAATGAGGGCGATTATATTGTAGACATGAACGGAGATATTGAAATTGTTACAGCAGGGAACATGAAATGGAAAGATAGTACTAGCCCTCTCGTAGATATGAATTATTCATGGATCAGAGCCAAGTATTTAGGAAATAACGACGATGCTTTGGAGTGTGCTAATCAGATAAGGCTAGCAACACCACAAGAGATACTGCTATCTAGTAACTATGGCAATGCTCGACCATACGCAGGAGTTACGAGCAACGGACAATTAACTTTAATTTAAGGAAATATTATGGACTACAAAAAATATACTAATCTTGAAAAGCCAACGGAGTACAACAAAGAACTCGCAGGTGAAATAGCCGAAGCTTTTAATGAGCTTGAAGCAATACAAAAGAGAGCTTTCTATTTATTAGAATTGACCAAAAAACATAAGGGTCTAACTAAAAGAATATGGAGAACAGCCGAGGGAAAACATATTGCTTTTCATGACTTAAAAAACGATCATCTTAAAAATATATTAAATCATTTACTTGATACAAATCGATCAATAAGCAAAGAGCTAAAAGAAGAGGCTCGTTTTAGGGGTATAGATATACCAACCACAGCAAGTATTAATAATTTCACACTACCTGAAAGAGAATACGATTATGATCTTGTATAAAATGCACATTTATCAGTCATTCAATATAAAAGCTCCTATATGGGGCGGTAGAAAGGTAGGTTTAGCAACACATAAGATCGATACACATAATGAGGTTAATATCCTCAAAACAGACGCAAGCGGGCAACGTATTTACCCGCACCCATTTTACATAAGCGGAGTAAAGGCGAGGACGTACCCAATACAACCAGTACCAAGCAACCCACACATTAAGTTATACATAATACCAATTGAAGATATGGAGATTTTAGAACATGAGCAATAAAATAACAGTTATTTTAAACGAGCAGGGCATAGCATTAAGTGATTTTGATAAGCTAGCACAAGCTTTCGGAGCACCTTACGAAGAAGCAGGGCAAGTTCTAAGTACCTATAAAAATATTGTCGTTACAGACGTTCAGGACGTTGCAGGAATGGCGAAAGCTCGTGAAGCTAGGTTACTACTCAAAAAGACTCGTACAACCATTGAAAACAAGCGTAAAGAGCTTAAAGAAGATATAGTTAAGCAAGGACGGGCAATTGATACAGTTGCTAGGCTTGTAAAAGAAGAAATTGAACCAGCAGAAGAATATCTGGAGTTGCAGGAAAATTTTGCAAAACTTAAGCTTGAAGAAGAAAAAGCAAAGATTAAAGCAGAACGCACCGAAAAGCTATTGAAATATACCAATGATATCTCATATTACAACCTAGACACAATGTCATCTGAGCAGTTTGACACGTTGCTAGCCAATCTAAAAAATGCTTATGAAGCGAAACTAGCCGAAGCTAAGCGACTTGAAGAACAAAGAATTGCAGATGAAAAAGCAAAAGCAGAAGAAGCGGAGCGGATTCGTCAAGAAAATGAGAAGCTCAAAGCTGAAGCTGAAGCTCGAGAAAAAAAAGAAGCTGAAGAGAAAGCTATTCGTGATAAAGCCGAAGCAGAACGTGTTGCCGAACAAGCTAAAAAAGATGCTGAAGCACAGGCCGAGCGTGATCGTATTCAAGCAGAAGCAGACGCTAAAATTGAAGCTGAACGCAAGAAAACCGAAGCACTTGAGCAGGAAAAGCGTGATCGTGAAGCGGAAGAAGCTCGTAAAAAAGCCGAAGCCGAAGAACAGGCTAGAAAAGAATTACTAGCTCCAGATCGTGCAAAACTTGATAAATTAGCTTTAGAGATAAAAGGTATAGAGTTGCCAGCAGTTAAGAGCAACAAGGCACAAGAGATATTAAATCATGCCTACGTTATCCTTGATGATCTTGCTGCATTTATCAAAAGCTCGGAGATTTAACATGAACAAAACAGAGAAAGACTCGCTAAAAGCTGATATTAAACAATTAAAAATAATGCCAAAAGAGATAAGTAGTGATATTGATCTAAGCCCTATCATCGTCTATGTTATGCGTTATTGTGGTTGTAGTTTTTCACAGATAGGTGAAGTGTTCGGATATTCAAGGCAACGAGCATTTGAAGTATTTAAAAAGATAGAAAAAGAGCTTGAGGTTAAATCATGATCTGCTATAAAGATAAAACATTCTGTGGAAGTAACATAAAAGAACATACTTGCGGTAGAGAGTTTACAGAGCAAGATGCTATAGACGCTGAAAAATGGTGGGGCAATAAAGACTATCCTGTAGCTTATGCAAAGTTTTGTGAAGAAACGGTTGAGGTTAAATTATGAGTACAAATAATACAGATGAGCTAAAGAGCCTTGTATATAGAGGACTTGTCGAACGTGAAGGACAGCCGAACA